CACCAATAACTAATCTCCTTTAATATAACTCATCTAATTACGTCATATCTGCTTTTCCAGCTCATGTATTGATTCTACTACTGGTAACACGCGCGCGAAAGCAATCTAGTAATCCAGTAGATAATCACTTCACTTGCTAAGCTAAGGAACATTCTTACTTATCTACAAGTGTAGATGGGTGCCCTTATTCGATGAAACATATATCCGAGCATGTACCTGTTGGCCGGAACGGGAACGAGACTATATTTTAGGACTAGAAAAAATATTTAATATATAAAATTACATCAGACTAACTATGCCCATGGAATAGAGAAGTGTTTCGAGATATCAATTTTAATTTAATATATAAAATTCCATCAGACCAATATCCACCATGGAATCCAGATATCTTTACTGACAGAAAAAAATATTTAATATATAAAATTCCATCTGAATAACTGAAAACACACAGTAATGGAATCTGACTATATTTTAGGAAATGGATTTTAATTTAACTCAGATAATTCTATTGGATTTACTTTATTTAATATAGTTAATTACTTCCCTATTTCGGAGTTGCTTAAGAGAGTAATTTTGGAAAAAATTCTAATGTAATTTTATGAGTTAAATACGTCAAACTGATTTAACTCAGAGAAATATATCTTAGTTTTTCCTATATTAATCAAGTTAATTACATCAGACTAAAGTGATATAATTAGATCAGAGTAAATAGGGGTTGGGATAGTGTACATTTGTATAGATTAAGTACTGATGATTAAATATAAAAATTACGCAAGGATAATGCCCGATAAAATTTTAGTTATTCAGATCTAATTAATAGAGTTAAAGTAAATGGAATAGTTTTGTACACTATTTTTACTGGGTAAAATTAATTTAACCAAGTTAATTAGATCAGAGCTTTCCGAACTATTTTTACCCAGTGGAAGTGCTGATGCAATTATCTGTATTAAATGACTTGTCGCCAGTGTGGGATTTGCTAAAATAACTAACTCAAGAGCAGACAGGTTGCTTTCAGGGGAAGCTTATGAGTTACTTATATGTAGATACTATGCTCAATAAGTTATGGGCTGAGCACTTTGTTCCGAACAATCCAAATGGATTTATAAATAACAGCTTGGAGCCGCAAGTATCTCCAAAACGAAAAAGGTTTTTGTATGGAATTCCAGCAATCCTAGGCCGTAGGTTAAATGATTTTCCAGCTCTCCTGATTCCAACTATTGAATGGTTGTCATACATGCAGGGCAATGGGGGGTTCAGTTTATGTATTTGTTTAAATTTTAACTATAAAAGATTAGGAACATATTTAAAAATACACATAGATTCGAGTGGAGATATATTATATGAACATAGTAACTACGATAGCGGCAAAAGTATTAAATACCCAAATTTCATATTTGAAAACATACTTCATGAAGACGTTGTCTTGAGACATGCAGCTTGGGAAGCCTTCCAGGACTATCTGTGCCGTTATCTTCAGATTCCAGAGCAGGAGCGAGTGTGAGTTACTTATATGTAGATAAAATGGTTGAGAAATTTCATGATACTTATATAGCTAGTTCTTGGCTGTTAGCTGAAACAAGAAAAGAACCGTTTTTTCAGGATGCTAGCATTACATCTAATGTTTTAAAAAATGTAATTATTCCACTTAGAGATGAACTGAATGCGATTGAAGATCCTATGTGCCTTCCTACTTGGAAAGTAGAGGTGGTTCCGGCAGAAAGATCCAGCAATGACATTTCTTTTATCAGACTTAATTTAACTTTTGAACATGCTCCAGATTCAAATCTTCTATGGTATATCTATATACTTATATATGAAAATGGAGAAGTCAAAGTTGGATCATATGCTAGATACAGTAATTTATACAGTGTCATTCAATCAATTGTAAATATGGATTTATTTTCAACTGATATTCAAGTTAGAGAAGCTGCCTGGAACTTACTCCGCAGGTACATAAAAGAAATTCACGAAGAAAGTAAAAAGGAGGTAGTATGAGTTACTTATATGTAGATACTATGTTCAACAAACTAGAAAAGAAATACTTCACTGGCCATAATCCATTTTTCGTTTCCGGAACCTCTGACGGACTGGGATCTGCTCAGAGTAAAGCCTGTGACGCAATGCATGCCCTACGTTGTGGATTGAATGAGCTGGAGCCAATGTTTCTTCCAGAGATAGAAATCCTGGAAGCTCACTATGGAAGCAAGCTAGATATGATTAAGCTCGAACTTAAATTTGAAATTAATTCTTTATACACGTTGTTAATGGAAGTTTACATTCGTCCTCATGGAGCTATTTATGTTGACATTACTACTGACAATAAATCTAAATCACAAAATAGTAGTTATACTATATCTACTCATTCTCTAGTTGCAACTAACGTAGTATTGCGACAGGAATGGAAAAAGCTAGAAGACTTTTTTCACAAAGTAGTCGAGCAAGGGGAAGCAGTATGAGTTACTTGTTAGTTGATATGAAGATGAAAGACATCTTAAAAAAGATAAAACATGAAAAACTTAAAAATTCTACTAGGGATGTGGGAAACGTTATCAATTACATCTTTCCCCCTGAGATGATTCCAGACGCGATTGAGTATGCTTATACTCCTAACATAGTAGGAGCATCGTTTTCCGCAAAAGAAGAAGTTTTCTTCAGGTGGGAATTGCGGCATAGCCACGCTATTAATCCAGGACATACTATACAAACAATTGCTTATTTTCAATTAGATTTATTCAGTGATGACATTACTAAACCAAATAACATTCAAGCCCAGGGCGGTTGCTTTGATAAAATTCTTGACACTTTTAGAATGGCCCACAATACTCAGATTATGTTTAATAGTTTAAGTATTGAAGAGTTAAGTCAGATGTTTGCTGATAACTCAATAGATAAACTCAAACAAGCTTGGAGGCCGGTATGTGAAAAGTATATAAGTATGTATGAAATTATGCCAAAAAGGCATTCTGGTGTTGGCAACCTTATTCCGCCTTACACTGTTGAGGAGTGGGATAGTTATGATCCAAATTTCCCAGGCGAAATCTTTATACCAATACTGCCAAATTAGTTAAATTGTTTAACAATGGAGATAACGATGAGTAAGTATCTGTTCAAGACTGAAAGCAACTGTTCTGGTATCGTGGAAAAAGTCAGTGAGACTTCCGTTGCTGTGCAGTTGAAAGTATTGAAACTCTGGGGACCGTGGAAAGAGTACGATCCCAAAACCGAAGTTGGTGGTCTAACGTGGATTCCCAAACAACAATTTGAAGAAGACTTAAAGGATGGTACTTTGACTGAAGTTACTCCAGAAAACCAAAAAGAATACGAAACTTCAAAGCTTGTAGAGCCGGAAGTAAGTAATACGAATCCCCCGAAAGATTTGCAAAAAACTGAAAAAATTCAACAAAATAATGTAAAAACTACAATATTTACACCATTTAAATTTACTCACACGAAAGACAGTGCTCACTTCTTTGATTCAAGAGAAGGTTTTCCAGAAATTGGAAAAGTTAATCGAGTTATTACACTTGTTAACATGAGAACTTTAAAACCAGAAACTGCTTTTTATATTATTATTTTAAAAAGTGAAAGAGAATATGTTATAGATGAAGATAATTTTGAACAATTGAAACCAGTGTTCTTTGACGACTTCGAATATCCCTTACCAGAGGAAAAGAAAGATGGAGGATCCGATAATCTCCCTGGAGTTTGACCCAGAGGCAGAGCCACAGTTTACAATCAAGGCAAGCGAACTATGCACGCCAAGTATCTTGAACATGGCGATCTACTACTACAAGCTTCATGGAGCGAGCCACGAAAAGATCCTGGAGCTTGTAGCTCTGGGAAACAAGATTGAAGAATGGCGAAATAATAATCCTGATAAGATCTTTAAAATGGGAGTTGAAAATGGCGAAGGTTAAACTGCTGACTGCTCAACAAGCCAAGAAAGCAGCAGACAAGTATCTTGATGATCCCAAGACTATCAAGAAACATCTTGTGGAAATTTTGTATCATGTTGAATGTAAAATGGAAGAAGGAAAGTACTCATGTAGGCATATGGTAAATACAAAGTATAAGAAAATACTTGATGGTGTTGAAGCAGAGCTGGTGTCTCTTGGATATGTTGCACGTTATGAATTGCATGATGATAATGATTTCGCGACTTTGAAAATTTCTTGGGGAGATCCAGTGGAGACTTGTAAATGAAACTAACGATTAAAGAATTCGCTGATAAATTTGGTGTTACTTATGTACAAGCTTCAGGTGCCATAGCGTTCTTTCTTAGTGTTGGTATCATTAAGAAGACTGAAGAGACGTTGAAAGATCCAAGGAAAAAAGGTAAGCCTTCTGTCAAATTTAGTTTTCCGTGTGCGAAGACTTTTATATTTGACGAACAAGCTTACCTTCGGGAAAAACAATTCAAACAAGAACAAGGAAAGGCGAAAAAGAAATGAGCTGGTTCCTAATCGCACTGATGGCCTTGGTTATCGTGATCATGTTTGGGATGGCCTGGGACATCTATCATGCCCCTGCGGGCTCTGAGATTGACGAAAGCTTTCGGACGCAAGCAACTGAAAATGAAATCCGAAAAAACCCTTGATCCCGGCTGGGGACTTGGCTAGAATTTGATTGCCGGGGAACCATCCTGCCCCGGTAACTCCTGAAGGTGATTCGTGCTCCGGAAACTGACACTCAGCAAAACAGTGTCAGTTTTCTTTTTGATGGTGACAGTAGCTCAATTGGTAGAGCACTAGATTGTGGTTCTGGTGGTTGTGGGTTCGACTCCCATCTGTCACACTAATTCAAAGCTCCTGCTCGCCGTGTTCGCTTACCATGCAGGAAGAAGAAGGCTCCCGAGCATGCATCTACTTGGTCATCATGCTTGGCAAACGGGAAGTATCGTAGCTCATCCAAGAACTCTTTATTCCAACTACCCGGAACCAAACTAACGTTGCCCCCGTTGACCTGTACGGAGAACGGATCCGCCCGCTTCTCTTTATTGCCAGTGGTCTTACTGACCTTCCAAAGATGAACCATAAATCCTGACAGATTCTTAATGCTATTCTGAGCATCAGATTTACCGCCATCGCCACCTGATTGCTCAATTCCGATCACCACATCTGGTCCATCTCTTTCTGCGACTCGACGTATCCGACGATCTCGTTTGAAACTGTCCAACTGAAATCGTTCTACATCTAGAACCCAGAAATGGTTATTTTTATCTACAGCCATTTTTACACCTACAGTCCAGTCGCCCTGACCGAGACTTGCAGCCTTGTCCCAGAATCGGACAATTTTGACAAATGGTGAATCTGGAATTCCCAAACCAATTTTTGTAATTTTAAACAAAGCTCCGTCTGGCGGAGCCGGATCTTGCATATACTGAGCGTTGTATGCAATATCACCCATTTCCTTACGAGCTTCTTCCAACACAGAAGCCGAAAGTCTAACTGGATCAAACTGATTATTTTTGTAATATTTGATTAATTCAGGAGGTTGTACTTTGTCCGATTTCAATGCTGGCAAGCATACGTGGCGGACCTTCTCCCGACTCAGGAACAAGTCGGTAGGATCCCCCTGCCGCAATCTCTGCATGACCAGAAACGTAGCTGTGACTGCCCGATTCACCTTCCGGGAAGGAATGGTTTCCGTAAGCCAGCTGTTGGCTAATTTAAGTTCTGCTTGGCTTGCAGCCTGTTGAGGATTCAGCGGATCGTCAATGATAATGAAGTGCCCATGCTTACCCGTAATGGTGCCATTCACACCAAAGGAAAAGCGAAATCCCCCTTGCTCGTTCTTGAAGTGACCTTTTGAGTCTTGGTCTTCCCGCATCTTGACGTAAGGAAAACATTTCTGATACAGTTCAGATTTGATTACATTACGACAGTTAGAACTCAAATCCACAGAAATAGGATAAGAATACGATCCACATAGAATTTGAGCACTTGGCATCCTTGTCCAGATCCAAGCCGGGAACATAATCGAGAGCATTGCTGACTTAGTTGTTCCAGGAGAAATATTCAATACATAATCATGTACTCGATTTTCTCCTCGGAATACACGTTCTGCAATCTCTTGAACGTCTTTACAAATGTATTTAATATGCCAGTTCCAAACTGGTGGGTTTGTGTTGTAGGTAGTCCAGAAGGCTTTCACAAATTCGTAAAAGCTTTCCCGACAAATCGAAGCTAGCAGTTCGTGTTCTTCAAATCGAGGAATTGTGTTTTCCTGTTCATCCATTAGAAACATCTTCAATCTCCCCTTCGATTACTTCATCATTAGCAGCTTTTAAAGCTGGAGTGTTTTTGTTCTGAATAGCCGCAAGAAGTTCTTTTTTAGCTTTCAGAGAAATATTTAAATTATCAATATTTAAATGCTTATGTTCGTGAGTGTGTTTAACGTCAACACGATCACCATAGCCGAGATCTCGGTTGAAAGTCTTGTTGGCGAAGATCGTAGCCGCACTATCACCCATATCCACAAGTTTGATTAACTTAGACTCGTAAAAATTCTTTTTATACATCTGCAATTCATTAATCATCTTTAAAAATTCTGGATCCTTTTTCCATATTGATAACTGAGCAGAAGACAAATTAATCATCTTCCTAGCATAGTTGACGTTGAAGCACGAATCAACCAAAGCTTGAAGAAATAACTTTTGACGAATCTCTTTGGGCTGTCCCTGAAGAACGAAGTCAATGGCTTCTGCACATCCAATCTTTCCATCAGCTCCTTCAATGTTGTCTTTGAGAATCAGGAACATGTTTCTTGTTTTTTCAGAAAGATTACCAATTACAAAATCAGTCAAAGGATTTTTTTCTTCTGCTTGTTTACTTTTGTTTTTATTAGCAATCTTTATGATTTTTAATATTTCTTCTTTTATTTTTTGTTTGTGGATGTTTTTTAAAGCAAGGGCTCTTAAAATGTTCGAACTGGATGTTCCTTCTTTGGCCATATCGTAAACAATAAATTTCTCTTCTTGAGTAAGTTTTTGTCGTTTTGCTACTTTTATTGGTTCCATAAATTCACTCTTGACAAATAGGTATGGAAGACTCCGGACATCGGAAGTATAATCGAAAGAGTCATAATTGGGAAGGTTTTACCATGAGCGATAGAGTTAAAATTCAACGAATAGTAAATGATGAAATGACCATTGCTGGCTTAACTAGCCGGTTAATGTTCGCACGTTCTGGTTTAGACTTTCTAACTCGTCGAGACTTGGAAAGTCAATGTCATTTTATCTTAAAGCCAACAGTTGATGATTACAAAAAATATTTTGATTTTGACGGTGCGACTACGCGAGCCATCTCTGTGTTTCCTGATGAATGCTGGGCAGAACCCCCGGAGATCTATGAAACACAAAAACAATATAATACTTCATTTGAAAAACGTTATAATGATTTAAATGAACGTCATTCTATTTCAGCATACTTTCACAAACTAGACGTTAAGTCTGGTATTGGCCATTATGGCGGCTTGTTGATTGGCCTGGATGACGGAAAAGATCCTTCAGAGCCAGTAGACACAATGGATCCTGTCACTGGGGTTCCTTATGATGGAGTTAAGAAAGAATATGATATTTTGTATCTTCGAGCTTTAGATGAAACTGAGCTGAAGATTATGAAGTTGAATACTGATCCGACTTCTCCAAGATTCGGACAACCGGAGATGTACCGCGTTCAACTCTACAATCCCATGGATGTTAACTACACAACTATCAATTACTTAAATGTACACTGGACTAGAATCGTCCATGTGCCAAGTGATTCGATTGGTGGAGTAGCAGCGGAAATCTACGCCAATCCGCGTGTGCAGAACGTATTCCAGTATCTTCAGTCTGCCCGGAAGGTGATCCACAGCTCTGCGGAAATGTTCTACAAGGGAGCCTTTCCAGGCTATGCCTTGAAGACAATCCCTGATCCAACAGGCATGACTTCAATTGCCTTAGATAAAGATTCAATTTCCAAGGAAATGTATGATTATCAGAATGATCTGAAACGCTACATTGCTTTGCAAGACATGGAAATCGAGCCTCTGACTCCGCAAATTGCAATTGCTACTGCCCACTTGGAAGATCAGTTGAAGATGGTGGCAAGTGTTCTTGGTGTCCCCTACCGGATTTACATGGGTTCTGAATCTGGCCACTTGGCATCTTCCCAGGACCGTACTACCTGGATTGGCCGGGTGACTGGACGGCAGAAAATTCGATGTAATCCAGTGATCGTGCGTCCCGTTCTTAAACGGTTTCAAGACCTATGCATCCTTCCAAGAATTAAAAAATTCTTTTCAGATTGGAATGATTTAAACAATTTGACGGATATGGATAAAGCAGATATTGCCTTGAAGCAGTCGCAAGCTATGATGGCTTATATTAAAGGTGGTTGCGATACTTTACTGCCGCCTTTAGAATATCTTACTACAGTATTAGGATTTACCTTACCAGTCGCTCAAGCCATTGAAGGATCTCGGCTGGCTTACATTGAAGAACATAAAAAGGATAAATCTTTCTTAAGTGCTTTGACCATACCAGAAAAAGATCCATTGCAAAAGGGTGCAGCAAACCCCGGAACAAGTTCTAATCCAGGAGTATCTTAATGCCGATCAATTGGAATCCAAGGCAAGAAGATATTCTTATTTGCAAACGTGGAACTTCTTCTTGGTATTCTTTCATCCTCTATCAAGGGGATGGAACTACTCCAGTAGATCTCACCGGAGCTACGCTTGAATTTCAAGTGAGACAAGGTGATGTAAACGGAAATCCAAGTCCAACAGGACAGTTAATGATGGATTTGACAGTTGGTTCAGGGCTGACTGTCCCTACTCCAACTAATGGAATCATTAACCTAAATTGGTCTATTGTTCAAGCTGATGCTATGCAAGCCGATGACTCGATCAACTATTTCTGGGATCTAAAAATAGCTTTCCCAGATGGAACTGTAGATCGTCGTCCTAAAGACGGTCCGCCCGGTATATTCACCGTGTTTGAGAAAATAACACCATGAGTAACAATAGCCTTTATTTGAAATTGGCTCCTAAATTAAACGTAACTACGTTAGTTAAGGGGCCTATTTCTAATGGCTTTGAGATAAGCGTAGCTGCTCCTACTCCAGTAATTGAAACAATACCATTACGAGCTTATGTAAGTCGTGCTGGATCTTTAACCGCCATTAGGAATTTACAAACCGCATCAGGCACAGTCAGTGTTTCCATTATGGTTGATGGAAATTTAGTAATTGGAAGTAATGTTACTGTGACTACTACTCCTCAAAATATAAATATTAATTATGATTTACATGTTGGTTCTGTGATTCAACTTGTAATTAGTAGTGTTGCAGGAGGAGCAATGTTGCAATTTTCATTACTAGGTGTAAATAAATAAGAGAAAATAAATGGCCGATATTTACATGAACGACGCTTCCATTGCCAGCATTACGACGTTACCCAGTACGGCGTTGATGCTGGCGTGGGATCCTACGGACAATACGGATACCGTTCTTGGAACGCAGAAGAAGATCCTGATCTCAGACTTCAAACTAAACCCATTGTTTGATCTCTTGTCATCGTTGGCCAATACCGAAGTCTCGATCACTACCACTGCGACGGCAACATTAAGTAAGCTGCACGTCTGCTCTGGAACGTCCGCCAACTACACGGTGACATTGCCCTCAGTCTCGGGCAACGCGGGCAAGTTGATCGCCTTCCGAATGTCGCCAGCACTGACGAAAATTGTCACGATTGACGCTGGAACAGGTGTGACGATCTACGGCTTTTCTGTGTCCGGACAGACCCGAAAAATGTGGGCAAAAGAATCGGCAATCCTGTATTGCGACGGATTTAATTGGCATGCTATTGCTAATAATACTATTCCTATGTCCTGCAATGTGGCACGGGCAACCTGGATGACCGGTGGGCCTGGTGTTCTGAATATTCCCATGGATACGACCATAAGTGACCCAACCGGGCAAATGGCCGATACAACAACGAATTTCGGAATTACCTTTATTCGGCCCGGCACTTACTTGATGCTGGGAACCGCAAGTTATAACTCGTTGGCAAGTAATGCTACAAATATTCAAGCTAAATTGAAAGTTAATGGAACCCAAGTTAGAAACGTGATAGCAAACGGATTATCTGGTGCATCTCTTTCGGTCGAATGTGCTCATACAGGATATGTATCGACTGGCGACTATTTGACTCTTTCGACTTATTTAAGTGTAAATGTTAACCTTTATGTTTCGTCGCCGTACGAAAATCAGTTATCCGTGTTGGAGCAACCTTAATATGCCCTCTCTGCAAGATCGGATCTTCGTGCTACAACCGACGGCACAACAACCGCGGGATTTTTTGCTTCAGGACGACGGACGCGGTCAAGGCCCCTATTTGAAGGAATGGAATTTCCAAATTAATGGCGTGCCCGTTCCGCAGCCGACCCCCGAAGAGTTGGCCGCAGTCACACAGGAACAAGTCGACGCGGCACGCACGGCGGTTGCCCGACTGGCTGCAACGCAGGCGGCTCTACTGTCGACCGAAGCGGCGGATATCGCAAACCGCACGGACGCAAGGCTCCAATGGACCGCGATTAACGATCACGCCGAAATCCTCGGTTACTTGATGATGAAGTTGGGTATTACACGAGATCAGTTTGTTACTGATCTCACTACTCGGCGAACCGGAATCACGTTCGAACAAGTGCCGACTGATCCTGGTTTGATGTTTGATGAATTAACTCGTTTAGCTCAATCGATGATTGTGAAGACCCTTGGTCAAGCAATCGCCACTGGCGTAGGCGATCCTATAAAGGTGTAATCAATGGCTGATTTGCTCGTAAAACCAACGACGACACGGCTTCAGTTGAAGCCTGCTTCGTTGCTGCAAGTCAAGCCGGTAACCGGAGCAGCTACAGCTGCTGGTGCTGGAACAGTTTCCATTGCTGGAGCTGGCACACTATCGGCAGTATGCACAGCCGCAAGTGCCGGAACAGTTTCCATTGCTGGAGCTAGTACGGCATCTGTTAAAGATCAGATGGCTGGAGCTGGCACTGTTTCCATTACAGGAGCATCTAGTTCTTCGGCAGTAGATACTGTTGCTGGTGCCGGAACTGTCTCGATCATTGGGGCAGGAACTGCTTCTGTTAAAGATACGGCAGCTGGAGCTGGCACTGTTTCCATTACAGGAGCATCTAGTTCTTCGGCAGTAGATACTGTTGCTGGTGCCGGAACAGTCACGATTTCCGGTACTGGAACGATCACCACTGGAAACAACTCGAATGCCATCGCAGCGGGCACTGTTTCTATTACTGGAGCCAGTTCAGCTTCAGCCATCGATACTGTTGCAGGTGCAGGAACAGTAGCAATCACTGGCACTGGTACAGTTTCAGCGATTGCTACGGCAGCTGGAGCGGGAACTGTCTCAATTGCTGGTTCTGGCACAATGAGCCTTTTGGCTCAAATGGCTGGAGCTGGTGTGGTTCCAATTGTTGGTTCTGGGTCAATAACTACTGGCAATAATTCAAATGCTAGTGCTAATGGCACAGTTCCAATTTCTGGTTCCACAACTGCAACAGTTATTGATACAATTACTGTATCTGGCGTAGTATCAATTTTAGGATCGTCTAGTGGATCCATTTTGATTCAAGCTGCTGGATCTGGTGTTGTTCCAATATCCGGTAGTGGGTTTATCCATAATGGACCTACTGGATCAGATACAAACGTTTATGTTTTTTACTTAGGAGTATAATATGAGTTTCCAGTTTTCTACGACTGTTCGAAATGCATTTAACGATCAAGTTTCTACTACAATTGGAGCTTCTGCAAATCTGCTTCTGTACACGGGCACTGTCCCGGCGACTTGTGCTACTGCCGCCTCTGGTACTTTGCTAGCCACCTTATCCCTTCCTTCTACCTGGATTGGAGCTTCTTCAGCTGGTGTGAAGTCTCTGTCTGGCACTTGGACTGGCACAGGTTCTGCCGCTGGTACTGCCGGGTACTTCCGCATTATGGATTCCACTAACACTACTTGTCATATTCAAGGAACTGTTACTGCTTCTGGCGGCGGTGGTGATATGACGATCGATAACACTTCGATTGCAAACGGCCAGACTATCAATGTCAATACCTTTACTCTGACTGCTGGTGGTGCATAATGGCAAATAATCGTTTTGTTCAATCTACGGCAAATGCAGCAGCATCTATTACGATTGCTGCTGATGCTTTCATTGAACGAAGTATCATCAATATTAGCTATTCGTATTCAGCAGCTCCCACTGGCGGAAGCATTAAAGTAGAAGACGGCTCTGGTACAACCATTGCTTTCTGGTACATTATCGCTGGTGGACCTGGGCACATTCCTTTTCCAGCAGGATTACACGGCACGTTAAACAATGCTTTGATTGTAACGATTGCTGCTGGTGGAGCCAGTGTCGTAGGAACACTTTTAGTCACATAAGAGTGTTACAATGGAAAACTTAACTTTAGCACTGTTGATTTTTGCGTGCGTAGTAACTGTCATTCTTTTAGTATTATTGTCAATTGCAATAATTACTTTAAGGAATTTACTAAAAACATTAAAAACAGTCAACAGTGCTAAATGTTGTAGTGCGGAGGATCATTTTCAGATATTGGCGAAGCTTCAGGGATGGAATCCAATCATGCAAAAAATGGAACAAATGACTGGCATGATGAGTCCTATCCTGAAGAGGAAAGTGGATTATATTAAAAACACGGTAAACACTAATAAAGACGATACATTAGCAGTTTTACCATCTGGAGAAGATTAGAAATGACCATGAACGAAGCCCTAATCTTGCTTGGGGTTGCCTTACTAGGTGGTTTGGGAACTCTGGCAACAACGTTCATGAGCGGCGGAGCAGACTACTTAAAAACCTGGTGGCGAATCAAGAAGCAAAAACTAATTGAGAAGAACACAGCTGAAGGATTCAGGATTTTCGGCAGTTGGTCGTATGCTATTCAGATGCTTGAAAGATACGACTTTGTAGATCGTGTAATAATCTTTTGTGGTCAGAACGGCGGTGGTATTCCAAAGATTGGATATCCATACACCATTCGCGGAGACTACGCTTGGAGCCGCAATAATAATGAAGATGTTTACAACAAATACAATTTTCGATTAAAAGTTGACAGTGCTTACTATAACATGTTGGCTGATGTTATAGAAAAGAAAGCAGTGATCAACATCACAAAGGACATGGAAGATACATCTGTTTTAAAAGCAATGTATATTCAAGAAGGCGTAGTGTCTTCTGTCCTGTATTTTCTTCACATAAATGGTGAAGATAATATATTCTATTACATTTCAAT